ATCATATAAATATTAGATTTGTATTCATATGGTAATCTGATATTCTTCTTAGTGACTATATCGTATTGATCTTCTAAAGAATATAGAGCAGATAAACCTTTCTCATATTCCATATTATTCTTAACGAAATGTGCACCAAGAGAAATAACCCAGTAGTCTTTATTGAATAATGACTCTGCTGTATATCCAGTCTTTAAACTACGAAGATTGTCTAAGATAGTTATAACTGCTGATTGATATACACGGTCATTATCAAATAATATCTTAGCTACTTTTACATAGCCTATACGGCTAGTAGTGGCTTGACATTTGAACGTATAGTAATTCTCTTCTTCCTCAAAAGGTTCTTTAGAAATGAAGATAGTATTGTCAAATCCAAATAAGCTTAATGCTTCGTATAAACCATACTTAGCAAATAAGTATTTGAATGCTGGAACTTTTCTATCTACTGCATTCTTCTTACCCTTATAGGAAGCACCATTAGACATGATAGAATATACTGTACCATTAAGCACAGTACCATCAGTAGTCTGATAGTCATAGAAGTTACGAATCATACGTAAAGCACCAAAGACCGTCTTCAATGTAATCTTTTGTACTTTAGATGATTTTGCTAATGTATTATTGTAAGTACTCCCATCTACTAATTGGAAAGATGGGAAGTACGTATTACCATTTAAGATGATATAAGCACCCTCGAATACTCTAGGTACTGCTATATATACATCAAATGTATCACTATAACCATTGACCTCAATGTAATAGGTTACCTTAAGTATCTTAAGATAACTATCTTTGATTGGCACAGTAATATTATCATTGTTTTCTATGAGAAGTCTATTTACTTCATCATAGTCTTCTATAGTATCGAATCCTAATATCTTAACTGTGAAATACTTATCACGTTGACAAGATATAAGCATAGCTTTTAGGTCTTCGATAATAGCATCATCGGATTTAGAGAAGAATACGTCATTAAACTTAGGACGATTCTTATCATTATAATCGGCAATGAACTTGCTTTGCCAACTATTGTTCATCGTTACCCTCCTCTTCCGTTCCATTAGTTAGTTTGACTACTATCTCTTCTCCCATAGGGTTAGGGATATCCCCATCCTTGTCTTTGAGAATGAGATAAGCATCTATATCTGTCTTATCACAGATAGTTACTAACTTATTTAAAGTCATAGACGGCTTATCAAATATACGTTTATCGTTATTGAAGTTCTCGCCAAAACGATAACCATATAAGTCTAAGTCAATCTTCTTCTTTGCAATAGCTGTTTTCATACCAACCATTTCTGGAGAGTCATCAGAATGAATTGGTGG